CGGCTGAACCATAAGTAGGCTGTTCTCGAATACAACGTGTTTACGAACAGCAAACGCAGACTGCTCATCAGCAAACACAGATGGTTCGTTGGGACAGTATCGAATCTGGCGATTGGTATTCGTCTCGGGGTCGTAGATAATAGCCTCTGACTTAATGGTGGCGATGATGCCACCGCCCTTTGGAATGTGAAAGATCTTAGCCTTACGTTCCGTTGTTTCCGCTTTAGGAGCTGCGGATGCTCGTGTTGCTGGACGTGCCATTGTTAAATAGAATTATGTTAATAACTTCTGCAAAATTAGCTGTTGTAGTAATGCAAAATTTTGACAATAAAAAAGGGGGCCGAAGCCCCCTCGATTACTCAAGTAACCTAGATTACTTGGCAAGTAGCACGTGCTGGTTGGCAGCGCGAGTTACCAGTGCGAACTCCGAGCGGTAGTTGAACTGCAGGGCGTCCGTGTTGGTGTTGGTTACACCAAGGATAGAACCCGTCATCCAGTGCTCCATTTCGCGGCTGTATCCGTTGGTAGCCTTGTAGTTGAGCTCCAGAGCAGGAGACTTCTCTCCAGTGCGCGGATCAGCAACTTTGGTCAACGGAATCATAACACCTTGGAAGTTGCTTCCGGCCAACAACGTGGGGTCGTTGAGGAGCTTCCAGCTGTGCTTGTGGAACGTGTAGCTGCCACGCATAAACGAAGAGAAGCCAAGCTTCACCATATCGTCGGCGTTAGCGAACTGACCGAACTGAGTCGTAACACCAGCAGTGATGTTAGCAGCCGTAGACGTACCCTGAGCGATCATATCGTCGAAGGCAAGGTCTTGCAGGCGGTTAACGTAGATGGCGTACTCAGGCATAGCACCTTGCTTGTCGAGGCCCGTGATAACGGCATCCAACTCGTCAAGGCTAGCGATAGCAGCAGTCGTAGTAGCACCAGAGTTAACTACGATACCACGGTTAGCAAGAGCAGAGAAGTAACCTTCAGAACCAGCGATTGAACCCAAAGAGGTCAAGCCAGTGTTAGAAACCTCTTCGCCCAACAGCATCATCATCTCACGCTTGTCGAGGAAGCGCTGACGAGTGTCATTTTCAGACTTGATGAACCAGCGGTAGTCGCCGTTACCCAAGTTAATCCAGCCGATGTTGGTAGCCTGCGAACCAGTAACCTTGTACACTTCCTTAAGGATTTGGTACGGGTTGGTGCGCTTAACAACGTTTGATTCGAGGTAGCCAGTGTTCTGGTCGGTACCTTGAGCAAACATATTACCAACGATCGGGAAGTTAGCGGTAGCAGCAGCGAGGTTAGCGCTCAGACCAGCAGAAGCAAGAGCAACAGCAGTTGCAGCAGCAGTAGCGGTTTGAGAGAACTCACCAGAGCTAACAGCCGTGATGATGAAGCGGTCAACGCCACCAACCAAGATCACGTCGTTAACACGCAGGTACTTAGCAGCAGCAGCCTTAGCAGCACCGGTGGCGCTGGTAGCAGCAGAAGCAAGGTTAAGAACAACCGAAGTAGCGCCAGCGGCAGCAGAAGCAGCAGGGGTAGCTACCTGAAGCTGGTGCAGGCGAGTCTCTTCCCAGTACTGAACCTCGTCAGCAACACCGTTAGACTTCACAGCTCCTACCATCTGGAGGAAGCCAGTAATGCCTTGGTTGCCGTAGGTCTTCACCAGAAGGTCACGGTTGTCAGGACGGTTTACCTCGTTGATGAAGTCACCAAGAGATACGTATTTGGTCGGGTCTAACCGACGAAAGCTGTTGGGAGAAAAATCCAACGGCGTAGAAGTAGTAGATGCCATTTTATATTATTATTAGGCGTTTAGATTTTGAGACGAAGACCGTCATTGCCATTCAGATAGTTGAAGATCTGAGCAGCGACGGAATCAGCATTTTTCGATTCAGCGACACGAGGACTTGTTACGTCTACGTTGGCGGCTTTCTCTACGAGATTGCGCTGGCCATCACTGAGACCTTGCTTGTAGATAGCACTGGCAATTTCGTCAATGTTATCTAAGAGGGCTCGGTGAGCATTCAGCATCTCGAAGTTCCAGCTTCCGCTTTCATCTACATACTGATCGAAGAACTCGTCAAGACGGGCGTTCTTATCCTTCAAGCTCGACTTGTACTGGTCGTTGAGTCCGAAGTTGAACTCCTGACCATTAAGGTCAAAAGTCAATGCTTCAAGAGCATCTACTTCTTGGCTCATCGTGCGAATCCAGCTCTCGTCAATAGGACTCTGAACTTCCGCTTGTGCGGGTTCCTCTTGCTTCACAGGCATACGGTAGTTCTCGCGTAACTTACTGATGTCCTGTTTAGCTTTATCCGCATCGATCTTCAATTGAATCTTAGCCAACCGAACCTCGTCGTCGCTGTAGATATCCTCGTCAACTTTGTACTTGGACGCAACTAGAAGGTTAATGTCTTCGTTAGATAGATTCGGGTAGTCAACCGCAAGCTGCATTTTAACAGCACTCAGGTCGTCCATTTCAGACGGATTGATTGACTGGTATCGAAACCAGTCGTACGGATCACGTCCCGTCTCCTCTACGAAGTCAGCGATTGCTTTGACTCGCTCGTCAATCGATGGGGTTTTTTGAGCTTCGAGAAACGCAGCAAGCTGTTCGATGCTATCTACAGAAACGCCTAGCCTTTCACTGACGTAACTAGCGATTGCCGCCTCGAACTCCTGCTCCGACATCTCGGGCTCGGGATTAGTATCTAAAGAACTTTGAGCCATTACCGGCTCAGGTTGTGCTTCTGGCTCGGGAGTCATTGCGGCCTGAGGTTCAACAGCAGGTTCAGGGGTTGGCTCAGCTGTTGGCTGAGAGAAGTCTAAGACCTCCGATCCCTGAGGTGGTTCAAAACTCGGGGCGTCTAGCGACGTGCCCTCGGGAACCTCTCCACTGGTTACCTCAAATCCCATTGCTCCAAGAGCATCTTCAATTTCTGTACTCATACGAATTAAATTTTAATTACAAAAGCAAAATTACTGCAAATTACTATTGCATATTTCGCAAGTGTTTCGTATGGGATTACTTACGAAACTTAGCTGTTTTCTTTGCGATGGCCTTGGGCTGGGCTACGAATTGTTTACCCTCTTTTGTGCCCTCACGCTTGGCTCTTGTTGTTGCTGCGTACTCTGATGGAGACAAAGACTTTATCGCTTTCTCAGGTAGGTAGCGTTCTCCAGTCTCGCTGGATGGCTTACCACTTTTTGTACGCCAGTTCTGACGGGTCCACTTTGAGAGAGATGTCGAACGCTTGGGTCCCTCGTAGGATCCTCCTGCTTTCTTGTATAACGAAACAGCTAATTGGGCTTTCCTCGCGCTCCACTCCCCAGAGTCTCCGCCCTTCGAGCCAGCCTTTACTCTGGCCACTATGCGCTTCCAAAGCTCTGGGTTCTTTTTCTTTGCTGTTGCCATCGCTCACCACTTCACTTTGTTTGAAACAGCCTCACACATTTCAATGAAGTCCTCTTGAGAGTATTGCTGTTTACACATATTTACCATCTTATGAACCCACTGAACATTTCCAATCTCATATCCAGCCTGAGAATCTATTCTATCTAATGATGCTGTGTTTTTATTTACACCCATAGCGTCGATGTCCCAACCGGTCAATTCACACTTGAAGTCTTGTTCTATTAACAGATCAGCTAAGTATTCATATGAAACACCCCAAGATATACCTCTAAGCGCTGCATTTGTTTCATATTTTCTTATGAACGAAAGTCGCAACACTCCGTTGACCCACCCTTTGTGAGCGTTATTTTCAGGCAATGAGTTAGAGCAAGCTTTGCATAGCTTGTTCTCATTGAAAGATAGTATGGCGTAATTGTGTCTTAGATAAGACTGTTCTGAGCCACAAGACGGACACGATTTATACCATCTACCATCTGGACCTCTGTATACTCCACTTGGGGTGTCTAATGGATAAGCCATATAAATGGTATCATAATCCATTTCACGGCATTGGCCCAATACGCTGCGCTCATCTTGCCTTTAGCAATGTTCTTTGCGTGACGGGCTTTGAAACTAGCTCGCTTCTTAGCACGAGCTCCAGTAGGATTGCTTTCTGTAACAGTATCAGCTCCCTGCTCACCGAATCGGATAAGACGAACCTTGTCGCCAACTTTAGCAAGTACGATGTGCGACTTCTTCGGATGCGAAGGAGTTCCCTTTGGTTTGTTAACGCCAGAGAGACCGTACTTCTTAAGCATATTCTTGATTCGGTTGTCCATCACTTTACTGTATAGTACAAAATTAAAGTACTGAACAATACGAACGCAGTGGACATAAACGCATCCGTCTCCGTCATTTGCTTGAACTTTGGCTTTTTAGCAAGTTCTCTACGTAGGTAAGTGAGGACTGAATCTTGGCTAACCAAGGCTTTAGAAGCTTGATCATATTGAAAATATTTGAACTTGTAAGCTTCATTGTATGCTTTGATTGTTGAGTCCATAGAAAGAAAGCGCTGGTTCATAGCCACCGCTTGAGCCTTAGTCATTACGACTACAGTGTCTTTATTTTCTACTCGCTGTATCGGGTACGCCGATTGCGAGTACATCAAAAGGCTGTGCAGAAGCAGCAGACTTAACAGCAACGATCTCATCCTCCATTACTTTTACTTGTTCAACAAGCTGTTCCTTTT